CATTTGTTGTATATCCAGTGAGTTTGGGTTCAACCGGTATTTACCCGCCTCTGTATATTCAACTTGCGGTTAGCTGTTTCAAGGACTGCAACTTGAAAAATTTGGGGAAGTTGCAGTTCACATATACAAGATGCTTTTATGCCCCCAAAACTTGTAAGAATCTAGAAAGGAATGTCCGAATCCATGTCCTCAATCTTAGCTTTAGGCTTGCTTTGAGGTTGGCTTGGTTGGTCTTCCTTGGGGCTGACAGCTAGTCCCATGAACTTGCCGTTCTTGCCCTCTTTAATCCATGCTGAGAGCCAATAATCCTGACCATCAACCCGAATGTTCCCTTTGTAGTCGGGATGATTGTCTTTTTCCTTTTTATCGTTCTTAAAAAGTACGCCACTGTTGTCACGCTGTTCCATGTTTACACCTTAATTTCATTGAGTTTTTTAACTTTGTCATCCACTTCCGAAAGAAACTGGATAACTTCACTTTCGAGTTCTGCAATATAGACATCATTGCGCTCGATTCTTTTGACAAACAGTTGAAGGTGCGCTGGCATTCGTGGGTCGAAACTCACGAAATCACACCAAGACCTGTTCGTACAAGCCATTTGCCACTGCATTTGATCGTAATACTTCTTGACAGGTTCAGCACCCAAGAGAGTTTCGATATGCGTGGAAGTGTTGGGACACTTGATCTCTAGGCATCCCCAGTTGCCAACAAAGCCATCAGGAGATGCAGAAGACATGGGAATGGTTGGATGGTCAATAGAACCTACCTGATCGACTGTATTGCCTGTTTTGATCTCGTATGCGGCTCTGGCAAAGGGTTCGTTCTCAGTACCCCATTCCATTGCAACATTTGAGTAGGATTCAGCAATAGTCTGAGTCATGCGCTCGACTACCAACTGTGCCATGTAGTTTGCTCTGCTTGCGCTATAGCCTGTCTTTGTCTTGGAAACAATGTCAGAGATACGAGATGCCGTAGCCTTGCCACAACGCTGGGCAAACCATTCTGGAGAGCCTTGTTCAACTTCACTCATTTCAACTCTCCTTTACGCTTTTCTTTAGCATCAATCACTTTTTTCTGCCAAGCCTTATCAGAACCGCAAGCACTGTAAGCAGTGGTGTAAACATTCTTCAACTCCTCAATGGTGGATGCCGCTTCAATAGCCGCCAAATGGTCAATCATCGTTCCTACATCTATGTCTGAACCCTCACCTTCAGGCAAGTCTTCTCCAGCATAGATATACAAACCCAAGCCATGCAAAGACAATGCCTTGGTCATGCAACGCATGATGGCAGTATTGACTGCAAACGCATCGGGATTGAGGATTGCTTTGTTTCTGAAATCCATCACTGGAAGTTGACAAGTCATTGGTTTGCCAAACATTTTGACTGTCACGAACACCATTGCAGTGCCGTTTATATCCATGTAACACTTGTCGCCAAACATCTCGACTTCGTAAGCGGCATCGGGGTCTGCTTTGAGAGCTTCAGCCCATGCCCACGCCCATGAAAGATATGTCAAATTTCCTTTCTTCTCAGTATGTTCATTGACATTCTTGCCGAGAAGACTTAACACCTGTTCTTGTTTCATTCCTTGACTCCCATTACATCGTTGAAAATATCCATCGCCTCTTGATTTACTGCCCACATTGCCAACAGCGTTAGATCGCTATGGATTTGAGCAATATCTTTATTGAACCCTGCGAATTTTTTGTGGAGGCATTTCTGCTCCAGACTCTTTGTCGTTCTTTCCATCCGCATTAGGATTGTTGAATAATCCAGCATTTTTCACTCCTGTTAAATGCTTCTTCCATGTTGCTGACACATCGGTCAGTGCTGAGTTCACATACCCAAATGTAGGGTCGGTGATCGGTTTGGATGGCATGACCACCCGTTGTACCTTTGGTTGCTCTTTCATGCGTTTAGACGCCTTTCTGAGCAATCTCTGACGCTCTTTCAAGCTGAGTGTCGGAGTCCAAATCTGAAAATAAGATAAAAAACGAATCATCACAGCATTTGTATGATGAGTTACGAGGTTTAATGCAGAATGCACAATATTGCTCATTGGAATGCTCCTCAATGATTCTTTCAAGGTTGAGTTTGGTTTTCATTGCTGGCCTCGCTGGTAAGGGTTGATTTTAGGCAATTTTGACTTGTTCAGTTCAATGGCTTCACGAGCCAATTCTGCTCTGTAATAACGCCACAATTCGAGTTCTTCCTCGCTGTCAATCCACTTTGACAGGGGAAGATCACAGGCAACTTGTGCAAGTCTTTCAGCTTTGAGTTCGACTCGTGATCGAATCATGTCTGCAACATCAGCCCATGCGTTTGACTGTATTGCCTCTACGATAGCCTGACTATCGCATACTGCATCTGCAACATCTGAAGGGGTCAGGTCTTGCAGTGCCATCCACTTTTCTCTTTCAAAATCCATCATTCACTCCTGTTAAAAACCTATCAATGTGTGTATTCTGTCAGACATTATCGTAATTGATATAGGGGATTTCCCTAGTGCATTTATGAATGTCTGCAAGTGACTTGTTAGTGAACACTTTGCCGCAAAGCAAGCAAATCCAAGCAACTCCCATCTTTACCTCGGTTCTGCACTTGCCGCTTTCACCTCTTTGGCGACCAAAGAATGTTCTGATTTGTTGAATCATTTTTTGCTGGACAGTGCTTTTGAGTAGATGAAGACTTGGTTTTGCTCATGGATGCCACGCTTATCTTGTTTACGCTTGGCAAACTCCTCACCCTGCTTAAAGCGTTTCATCTTCTCGTCACTAAGCCATACAGAGGGTTGACCTTTGTAGTCCCAAGGTGAATTCATGTGTTCTTCTCCTTCAACTTGGCTTCTGTTAACTGACCAATCCGTTCTGCATACTCGCCAGCAGTCATTTCCCAGTGGTAATTTGCTTCTTTAGCCATCTGTTTTTTATCCTCATCCGTCAGCCCTACCCATGTGCGCTGTGGCGGGATGTCTTCATAACGAACCCATTCACCATCTTCATGTGGTTCCATTGAGCCATCCATATCAACTCTAAAGCGTGTAATTTCATTCATGTGTTCTTCTCCTTGAGTTTGGTTTCAATACCTTTGGCAAAGCCAGCATATCTTGGAATATTTGCTCTCCACACTTCCCATTGGTGTTTCACTTCCTCATCCGTCAGTCCTACCCATGTGCGCTGTGGTGGGTTGCTGAGTGCTACGCATCCTTTCTTTGCAGTACACAAAGCGCCATCACACGCTTGGCAGTAACTGTCATCTTGGCTTTCCAACTTTGCGATGGCTTGGCGTAGGGATGTGATGGCATCGTGCA